GACCCCTTCGGCCATACTCCGTAAATTGGCGCATACAAACTAGATGATCCAGTACGCAACACAATGCCTTCATTTACACCAATAGTGAATGTTTTAGCTGGTGCTGGTTTACTGTTTTTCCAAAGCTCCGCAATATCGCCATCGTTCGCATAACCTAAAAGTTTACCGCTATTTTCAACACGATATAGGTTTTTACGGCCATTTAGTTTTTGCGTAATGGTTCCAACTTGCGTCCACAGTGTATCTGCGTTGATATGCTGTGAAATTGGTGCGTCTGGATTTTTGTATATAGTAGTGAATCGGATATTTTGCCCAACTTTATATTTTGGTGCGTTCGGCTTGCCAGGGTTTACAATAACATCCGAGCCATCTTCTGGAAGTCCTGTTTGTAAATCTTGTGCAAACTGTGCCTTACTAATCCCCCAAGATGCCAAATAGCCATAAGGGTCTGTGTGATTTCCACCTAAATTGTTTGTCACCCACAAATGAGTTTTTATGCCGTAGCCTGTCGGATCGTCTAAATCAAACGTCACATTAATTTGACGTGCTAAATCACGTAATAAGTTAACGTAAGCTGCATAGTCTTTCTTAAACATAGCTTTATCTGAAGTATTGGCTAATTCGACTTGTGCATAAGCATAAGGGTTTGCATCTCCTGCTCCCCAAGCTATACGACCGTTTTCCGCTACCTGAAGCACACGGCCCCCTCCACCTACAACATATTGCGTAAACGCTTCTTGTCGTTGCCAGTTGTTAAGCATGTTATTGGCTTCGTTTTCTACACCAGCGTCCATATTTGCAGTATCATGCGCAATGATGTATCGATTAACTGTTGATGGCCAACCTGCGTTAATATTTCCGCGGGTTTCTACTTGGTAAGCATCTACATTGATTGCAGGCATAAAAAATAGAGCGACAAGCGCTCCAACTAAAATTTTCTTTTTCATTTAAAAACCTCTTTCCTATTTTTTTAAACAAAAAAAGAAACGACACAAGCCGCTTCAATTCTTATCTTTATTTCTCAACTGAATAAAATAATCCTTTAATTTTTCTGGCAAAGGAATGAACTCCAATACATTCTCGCAAAATGAAATGCCTTCATTTGCAATGTAAAAAATAATCACCATTTCCCTAATAGGAATATTATTCCCTACAATACTTTCAACTTTCACAGAAACTGCCACTACAAATAAAATCATTACTTTTTTGGCGATTCCCAACATACCTATTTTACTTGATAGTGATTTAGTAGCGATTGCTTTAAGCCAACCTGTTACAAAATCAACAATCATCAAAAATAACAAAACATCTAGCAACTGATCCATTCCCCCAAGAAAGCTAACGCAAATACCACCTACAATACTTGCTGCAATTGATAGGTGGTTAAAATATTTTTCCACTGACTCACCTCCAACTTACTAAATTTAACTCCCTTAAACACTTGTGTTTAGTAGCTCTTTAATGACCAACGATCTAAGTTGTGTTCTAAAAATATTTTTACCCTCTCGAACACTTAGCTCAAAATTGAGAACTTCACCTTCCTTAACTGCTATAGTTCTTTGTCCGAATACTCCGTTGTGCAAGTTTAAAGTTTGCCCAGACGGCGCCCCAATATTTGCGAAATCGTATCCTGTGGTTCCTTTTTTCAAACGGCAATAAGCATAGTCTGTGCTTCCTGCCCCATGAAATTTCACTACGCCTGAAAAATTCAAGACCGTATCTTTTAAAATTGTAATCGTTGTTCGGTCTGAACTAATAGTAAAAGGCAAATCAGAAAGCGACTGGCTATTAGCTTTAGCAAAAATCGGACCTAATCTATATCTGTAACCTTCTGTGGCATTCGATCCCTCTTCACCTTCTGATAGATAAATTTCGGGTAAGTTAGGTAAGTTCATGAACTCTTCGATTTCTAGAAAATTGGCGTTCAAATCATCTTGCGCATTTAACTGTCCTCGTTCAAAATTTGTTTTCATTTATTTCGACTCCTTAATTTTAATCTGTACACTTTTGTTTCCCTCATTAAGAAGAAAGATATTAGGCGCTGTTTCTTTGATAGTTGGTGAAGACAAATTCCAATTGATTGGAACTTTTACAGTCAATTCATTTTTGCTTGGATAACCCGCTTTAAATGGAATTGATTCTGGCACTTCTCCAACCCAATTTTCTTCTCCTAAAGGGGTAACACCTAAACCGTCATGCCATGCTAAGACATCAATTTCAGGATATTCAAAAGGTAAATTTTCCTTTGTGAAAATCAATTGATCTGGTGTTACTGCTGCTATTTTCTTTTGTAAGTTTAACGCAACATCACCTTCCATATCGTTGGAAACTGTGGCTAAAAAATCTTGCCAATCTTTTTGAGCTTCCTGAATGTACTCATTCCCTTTAGCAACGACCGCCTGCATATCAGCTTCTAAGTTTTTCTTTTGTTCTTCCGTGTATTGATTCATATTTTCAATAATGGTATTCAGCATAGCAGTATATTTATCTTCCATTCCCGAAACTGATACATTTTCAAACGGTGTTGAATAACCACATACTTTTTCATCCGGGCGCTTATCTGTGATTAAATCTGCTGTAATAGCTGTACTGTTTCTTGGCACTCTGACAGTGGCCAACTGAATTTCAAATACATCTGGCGTGCGTTCGACTGTCACATTACCTTTTTTGACTGCTACATAAGCTTGTCTAGCGTTCAAATCATGACGAACAACAATTGAATCTGTTCGATCTTGTGTTGAAGAAGCAACGTCAATAGGTACTGCAAAAGCAGACGTATTAATATATTGATAACCTTTTAAACTTGCTGAACCTGCTTTTACAACAACTCTCATTCCAACAGAATCAGCTGCAGTCACTCTTAATGCTTCACCGACTGACATCATGACGCCATTGCGAAAAATATTTTCAAAGTATTTTGCCCAGTCTGCCGATGTATAAGCACGATCGTATGTGCCATCATCTTGCAAAACGGCATCATAAAATAAACTTAATTCCGCCAAAAATAACCACCTACTTTCCTTTTCTCTTGATTACATCAATAATTGTTTTACTTTGATTACCGAATTCGCCGTCAATATGGTAGCCTTTCTCATCCCAAGTCTGAGTTACAGAATTTAGAACCACTGTATCTGAATAGCCAAAAGAAGAAATACGTTTTACACGATCCCCCAATTTATAATCTCGACCATAAACAAAAAGACTATCATTCAAATTGATAGTCCCATTCAATGCCAAAACTCTTGGTTGTTCAGTTAATTTTTCTTTTCCTCTTGATTGCAATGTGGCAATATATTGTGCATCTGGCATTTTTACATCATCAACAGTCTGTTGTAAGTCACGAGCATCGACGTATATTTCTTTTCGTTCGAGGCCACTCAAATTGTTATTTACTTGAGTATGCTTACGAGCTTTTCCTTCGCCTTCTCCATAAATAAGGGCTGTAGTCGCTTCATCATAGTTGTTCTTTTCTAATGATTCATTAGTAACATTTTCAAACTCTGCACTAAATTGAACCACACTAGAAACATCTTCACTTTTTCTAAAACGAATATTTGCTCCAACTTGGCCGTTTGATGTTGAACCAATACGCCCATTCGAGATAGGAATTTCGTCAAAACCAAAATTGTAACTTTCACACAGTCCCTCTATTTCTTCTTCAACATTCCCATAACTATTTTGATAACTAATGTTTGAATTAGTAATTGCTGGCGGTTGTTCAACAGATAAGTAACTTATTTTTCTTTTTGCATCTGACGGAGAGACCACTTCGTTCCGTAAATGATCGTAGCAAATCAGCTCTGGTCTTTTTGTTTGATTGTAAATTCTATAAACAATTCTCTTACCAGCTTTTGCAAAAAGAGACTTCCCAGAAATTGTAATTAATCCACTGCTCAAATCATCGCAGATAATAGAATCAATGTAGTAAAAGCAATTATTAATTAATAGCACTGTATCTTCGTCCATTAATTCTTTTGGCATGTACTTTAAAAGAACAACCGTTTCAAAAGTATTGGCTGACTTGAAATTTTCTTTGACACTCATTGATTTCCATATGTCCAGAACTGCCGTTGACTCATAATCAAAGCCAGATTTTCTTCGGAACACCTCTACAAAAGGCAATGGCATAAAATCCATAGCTACACCCCGCTAACCAATGGTGTAAATTGCATTTCACATGTAATTCCATTTTGAGAATTGTTGGCCGCTTTTAGTTGTAAATAGTTATCTCCTTTAGATAATCGAAAGAAACTACTGCCCTCCATACGTTCTGGAACAGCATTAGTTTCTACACCATTAACAATTTTTTTCGCATACAACTTTCCACGTACCGTTGAAAGTTCGAATCTTGTTCCAGGTTCAAAGGTTCCTTTAAATCCAAAGAAGGTTTGTTTTGTCACATCGTAAATCTGCGGATCAGTCACGGTTGTTACACATTTCATATGAAAAACTGCTCCAACCTGCACATCTCCATTGTTTACAATCTTTTCAATATTCCCTGATTCAAAGCGGCCAAACGTATGGTTCTCGCCTTGAACAAAAACCATTGGAAAAATAAGCGTTGGCTTTAATGTTGCCAAAGGAACCAGTGAGTTATAAAACGATACGTCCCGGAAATAAGAATCAAATGCTTCAAACTGTAAAGAAAATAAGTTCCATTCGTCAACCTTATAAGGATTATCTTCATACAACTTGAAGCTAGGCGCTTGAATTGGTAGAACGTCGGTTTCATACTCCTTGTCATAGACTTTAAGAGTTAGCTTACCTGTTTGTTTTAGATCGATTTTTTGAATCATATCTCGGCGCAGCTGATAAATTTCTTCTTCTGTTTTTCCAATTAAAGTGCCTTCTAACAATGGTTTCCGAGTGCTTAAGCGGATGCCGACAACTTTTGCGCCATCTTCTCCAAACACTTCTTCTGCTAAAACAACATTTTCTGGCGCTTCTAGACCTTCCACATTTTGCAAAAAATAAGGAGCTTCCTCATTAAAAACGAGTTGCTCCCCATTTTGGTTCGTATAAACTAATTCTAGTTTCACTATTTAAACCCCCTCGCTAAATCACGCAATTGGCGTTTTGTTTCCATCGCCGTTTCTCTCGGTGTTTTCGTGTCTGCACCTGTGATATATTGTGTTACTTCCATATTTTTAATATTGCCGTCTTTTAAGTAAGAAACCATTTCACGCATAAGAGAAGCAAGTTCGCTAAAATCATTCGATTCATGTGAATCTTGAACAGCAATTAGATTTTTAACAACCGAAGAGTTTCTCGGAACACCCACGCCGTTTTCATAATGAGGAATTAATTTCTTTGTTTCTGAAGCTTTGATTACTTTTGATCCTTTTGGTAAATCTGGTAAGAATACATTTCTACCTTCTGGTATGAAAGGCACACCACCTTTAGGAATTACCAATTCTTTATAAGTGCGTCCTTTTTGGTCATTGACGATTGCTGGACCACCAATATGATTATTGGTTCCTGTTTCGAGCCCTAAAATTTTTGCTACGCCTTTACCTAAGTTGGCTACTACATTAAGTGTTTTAGTGATCGTTTCGTTACCTCCAAAACTTTGAACCGCACTCACTGCTGTAGCCGCTGCTGGTGATGCCTGATCGTGTGCTTTAAAATATTTGTCTCCTGCATTTTTTCCATCAAAAGAAACAACAGCGTTGTATCCTAAAGCACTAGCACCAACGACTCCTGAAGCATTACCATTAAATACTTTGCCTTTTGCATTGTTACTGTCATAAGTATTAACAGCTTTATTACCTTGAGCAGTTGCAGACAAAATGTTTGCTGGGTTCCCTTGCAACTGCTTTAATCTAGCGTTTGTAGCTTCATAAGTTATTACGGCGTTCTTCCCGTCATCTGCAGCTTTAAGGATACTCGATTGATCACCTAACAGTTTTTTTAATTCGGGTCGAACTTTGTCATATTCTGTAACACTAATCTCTCCATCGATTAGCTTTTGTTTTAGATCGGCATTATCTCCTAACATTTTTTTGATAGGATCAGGCAACACATTCCATGCGGTCATATTTTCTTCTGAAGAAAATACTTTATTTAACAAGTCATCATTGTTGGCTAGCATTTTCTTTTGCTCAATAGGAAGATTATTCCAATTATTCATATAGATTTCAGAAGATAAGAGTTTCTGTAATACGTCAGTATTATCAGCTAATAGTTTTTTACTTTCATCTGGTAAATTTTTCCAAGCATTAAAGGCTCGTTCTGATCCATAAATTTTTGTCAGTAAATCTTGATTATCTGCATAAAATTCTTTAACATCATCTGGTATATTAGACCAATTGACAATTTTTTCTTGTGAATCACTAAGTACTTCTAAAAACTCTTTGTTATCAGCTTTAATTTCTTTGTCATGTAACTTGTAATCTTCCCAAAGTCCAAGATTAAGCATATTTTCAGCCATTTTTTCAGGGGTATTAGAATACAGAATGGCCTTCTTCTCTTCAAAATTAAGTTTGTCCCATTTTCCGTTGGCTTGTAATGCCTGAGTTACAGTCTTCTTGGCATTTGTATCTAAAAGCGCTTGTTGTTCCTTAAACGTCATGCTGTCCCATTTTCCGTTAGCAATTGCTGCTTCGGCAATCATTAATTTAGCATTACTTTTTAGGTCGGCATGTTTGGAAGCATATAGGAGTTGGTTCCATCCTTTTTCAGAATTTGCAGCTTCGTTAACTGCTTCTTGCGCATTGGTTTTGACTTCGCCTGTTTTTGGATCAAGAACAAGATTATTCCACATTTTCCCATATTCACTTGCTTCATTACCAACATATTTAAGTTGTTCAGCGTTCTTCTTAGCATTTTCAGCAACTTTATTTGTTGTTTTGGTAACATTCTCCAATAACTTCTCGTTATCTTCAATAAGGTATTGTGAAGCATTTCCGCTCTCTTTTATCACTTGTCCAGAAGCCAAATGAATTTTATCTTTTAGTTCAGGGAATTTCTCAACAATGGCCGCCATTTGGTTATCAAAACCTTCAGTCGTAGTCTCGTTTATTTTATCCCATTCTTCAAGATACTTCTGAGCAAATTCACCATCAAGGTTATATCCCCAATCTTTCAACCACTTTTCTTGCTCTTTTCTCATTTTTGCATAATGAGTCTGCGATGCGTTTCTTTGTTCTCCCAGTGACTGTATCCATTTTTCCGCTTCTTCTTCTGTAGCATTCGCTACATCTCCAGTCATAGCTTTCAATATGGATCGTCTTTGTTCCGCTGAAACATCTAGTGTATTTACATAAGCTTCCGCAGTATTCTTTGATAAGTCATTAATCATTTGTGCTTCAGAAACACTCAACTGACGATTTTCGTTTGCCGCCCTTTGTCTAATCTCTTGAATTTGTTTATTATTCGATTGGATTTCTTCCACAGCAGATTGGTTTATTTTTTTCTCATTCTCAATGATTTCTTTCATTGAGTCTGTAGCGGTTCCTGGTAGCTGTTTCAATAATTGATTCAACCCATCCACTTTTTTATTTAAAGATTTTTCAAGAGATTGACCTGCTGCTTCAAAATTTTCTGCCATTTTAGAAGCATCTGACTGATTAAATCCATCTTTTAATAAGCCAAACTGACCATTTGCGACTTTGGTTTTGTCTTGCACACTGTCTAAAGTTTTGTCAACTTCTCGTCCGACATCAGTTCCCCATTGCTTAACACGTTGGGAACTATTCCAGGCTTCTTCTCCCCAAAGTTTCCACACTGCTACACCTGCACCAATCGTTGCAGTTGTACCTAACACCCAAGGATTCAATAAACTAAACCCTTTAGTCAATGAACCAATTTGTGTTGTGGTTCCTCCAATTTTAGCTGTTAATCCGCCTAATGCCGAACCAGAAGAAGCAATGTCTTTTCCGAATCCAATAGAAACAGAACTACCTTCTGCAAAAGCTTTTGTAACATCTTCAATCGCTCTTTTTTTAGACATAGCGGCCATTGTCTCAACAAAGCCCTTGCCTAAAAATCCTACACCCTTCGTTAAAGTACCTGTTAACTTAATAGCAGGCCCCATTGCAGCAGTTAATGCAATCATTTTAACAATTGTTTGCTGTGTTTTAGGATCAGCATTTGAGAAAGATTCCGCTAAATTCGTTACGGTTTTGATCATTGGTTTAGTCGCTTGCAACGCATCTCTCAATGCTTTTACTAAAGGACCACCAAACGTGATTCCTACGTCCACTGCTTCATTTTTAAGCATCTTTAATTGAGATTCGGTAGTTTCGTATCGCTTGTTAGCTTCTTCTGTTAAAGCGGTGTTTTCTCCCCATGCTTTAGTTCCACGATCTACCGCACTTTTAAATACATCACTGGCACCAGCTGCACGTAGCAAACTGTCACGAAGACGAACTTCGGTAATCCCCATATCATCTAAAACAGCAATTGCAGATTGTCCGTGTTCCTTCGTTTTTCCTAGCCCTTCAATAAATTTGATAATAGCACCTGAAGCATCCTCTTTGAAAGCTTTAGAAAATTGTTCTGCAGACATTCCAGCTACTTCTGCAAAATCATTTAATTTTCCTGATGCATCGGTGGCTTCTTTATGCATTGTTTTTAATTCTTTGCTAGTTAACCCCATTGCACCAGCAGTGTTTTTTAACTCTTTACCGCCATTTCTAACAGCGCTAGAAACCTGTTCCATAGATACACCAGTTTGTTGGCTTAAACTCTCTAACCCTGCAAATGCATTGGCTCCATTTTCTACAGCCAATTGCATTTCAACCATCACTTTAGAAAATGCAGAACCGCCTGCTTCTGCTTCAATACCAACCGAACTCAATGCAGCCGCAAATCCCATGATTTGAGCTTCACTCATTCCCACTTGGTGACCAGCACCTGCGAGACGTAACCCCATTGCGGTTATTTCTGACTCGGTTGTCGCAAAGTTATTCCCTAAATCAACAATCACAGAACCTAACTTGTCAAATTCCGTTTGTGGCATTCCTGTAATGTTGGCTAATCGAGCTAAAGCAGTTGCTGCTTCTTCTGCACTCATGTTCGTTGACTCGCCTAAGTCAATCATTGTCTTGGTGAAGCCAACTACATTTTTAGTTTTAATCCCTAACTGCCCTGCTGCTTCTGCAACGTTTGCAATTTCCGTGTGACTTGAAGGTAATTCTTTGGCTAGTCCACGAAGACCATTTTCTAAATCTTTGTATGAGTAAACAACCTTACCTGTAGAGTCAACAACTTCATCATTGGTCTTTTTCACACCTGCAAAATCAGATTCCCATTTAACAGCGGCCGTTGTTACTGCTGCAGCTCCTGCGAGAATTGGCAAAGTTATACCTTTTGTTAAGGCTCCGCCCACTTTTTCCATTTTTTGCCCACTAGAAATCATTTTTTCGCTGGCATTATAAATGGCGCCAGTGGCACCAGTGGTTTTGACTTGCATTTCTGCCATCTGACCAGCTGTTTGAATTAATTGAGATCGATAATTTGCTAGTTTTCCATTGGCATCTTGCAATTGAGTTGCTAACCTTTTAGTTGATTCTGTCGCTTTTCCATCTACAAAAGATTCGTCATAAGCTTTTTTCAGCGCAGCAACTTGTTTCTCTTGTGCTCCAATGATTTTAGTTAAACCATCAAAACGAGTGCCAAGCTTGCCCATTTGATTGCCCGCCATATCAGCGATTTTTGCATTAGCTTGCATTTCTTTGGCTAAATAACGAACTTCTTTTTTAGCATTTGCTGCACCACGACCGAAATCAGAACTATCCAAGCCCAACTTAATGACCATATTTCCTAACGGCGTTCCACCACTCATTTAGTTACCTCCTTCCCTTTATGCGCCACTACGCTTGACTAATTCACTTAGTGGTCGCACCTCTTGTTTTTTCTTTTTAGTTTTCTTTTTCTTTGGTGCTTTCAATAAGATTTCATCAATATCCAAGCAGTCAGTATTCATGAAATCCCTAATCGTCCAACCAAGATTGGTAATTGCATCACGGACAAAATCAACTTGTAATCCATAAAGTTCGGACCAAGTTAAATTTCCTCCGCCATCGCTTTTTTTGCTTCTTCATCATCTTCTTTTGAGAATCCCAAAACACGGTACCGTATGATTTCCCAAATTTTTTCGATGTCTAGTGAATCTAATCCATTCATGATTGATTCTTTAGTCACTTCTTTTTCGTCAAACAGATCTGCGACAAACTGAATTTGCATATCCAAATAATCTTTTTGTATTGGCTCTTTATCACGTTTCTTCGCTGCTTCTTCTACTTCTTTCTCTAAACGAATATAGTCATTACGTTTTGAGAAAGGTACAAAGTCTTGAGTAAAAGTTTTTTCTTCGCCATCAATGCGTAAAGTTAGTTCAATTTTACGTTCCATTTTTTAACCTCCAAAAAAAGGACGACTAATTAAAGCCGTCCTTAATCAATAAATTTTTATTCTACTGCTGATACAGTCAAAGTGCATTCTGCTGTAAAATTACCGTCCTCAGTTGTGCCAACAATTTTTGTAACACCTTCCGCAACTCCTGTTACTTTTCCCTGTACAGGCGTTACTGTTCCGATCGCTGTATCTTCAGAACTGAAACTGTATACTTTGTTTGTTGCGTTTTCTGGCATGATTGTAGGTGTTAAAGTTGCTGTTTCACCAACTTTTAAAGCTAATTCAGTCTTATCCAAGGTAATTCCTGTTACTGCAATAGGTAATGTTTTAAACACTGGTACATCGACATGATCAGATTCTTTTTCTTCACCGTTAACAGTAGCAACACCTGTGACAGTAAAGTCACCTGCTAAAACATCCGCATTTGCGGCAATTCCTGTAATAGCTAAAGGTGAAACACCTTCTGCAACAGGATTAGTTTCACCTTTTTTATAAAGTCTAAATTTTTCTGGTGGAATAAACGACATTTCTTGTCCTCCTAACTTAATTCAATATTGGCCCCATCTGTGGTGGGAGTAACAGCTCCCACTGTGGGGCTTGCTACTTTTCCGGCGCTGGTGTTTCTTCACCAAATAATTCTGTTGTCAATTCTGCTAGAGCTTCTGAATTATCTGCAAAACCGACAGTAACTTTTTTACCGTCAATTTGACGAGAAACAGCAGAATAAACATATTCGCCAGGCTCTGGTGTAAAGTCATCATCATTTAATGTTTCGCCTTTGACACCATCTAATGAGAATGTGCCTGCATACATACCGAAGCCAAGTTTTTCGCCATACAAATCTTCTGATTCGATTAATACTGCGTAGTAAGGTGGCTCTGTATCCTCGCCAATATGATAAACTTTGCTTTCCTCGCTAGCTTTTTTATGCCCTAACATTTCATGTTCAATGGCTGATGGTACATCTAAGATACCTAAGTTTGCTGCAATATCTCCGTGCCCTTTACGTGCCACGTAGTATGCAATATTTGATCCGAAAACTTTTGACGGTTCTTTGGTTAGTCCTGTAATTTCAAAGCTTGCTGCGGCCCCTTCTTTTGGCTTGCCATCAATGACATGTTTCTTACCAGCGACTGGCTTTAATTCATTGTCCAATTGTTGAATAGTGATTCTGCTAAATCCGTATGTTTGCATAAATTTTTTCCTCCTAAAAAATAGACACCAACTTAATAGTCGGTGTCGTGAATTTGTGTATTTTTTCTGTAACGTCTTGCATCTACAAAACGTTTTGTTTCGTTAAAGTACTGATCTAAGCCACCATCTAGGCGACCAAATCCAATTTGTTTCATCGTTTCTTCAACTGCTTTAGAAATTTGCTTGGTTACCATTCTGTCCATGCTTTCAACATTTATTTGATAATTGAAGCGAATTGACAAAGCTTTGTTGTTGGCAAAATAGGCGTTGTTTTGTGGACCAAGAAAGTTATCAATGATAATGAAAGGCTTGGTAGTATCCAAAGTTTCTGGTACTTCATAAAATTTAATTCTTTGAGGTGTCACAAGCTCATTAATTGTTTCATTTTCAATCAAGGCATTGTAAACTTCCATCATCATGTCTTTCATTTAGCTAATTCCTCCATATTCGACTTCATCTCTCCAAATGCTTTCGCTTGAATTTCATCAGCTGCAGCCTGTAGTTTTCCCATTCCACGAGGTCGCACATAAGTACCATAGCGTGTATAGCCGAACTCATTTAAATGGACGATAGGCGCACGTTCCTTTGAAGCCCAGCCAGTCTCAACTCGTTTTGGATTACTTTTCACACCACTACTTATAACTAAGTCATGCGTTTTTCCTGAATCTATATAACTAGCCATGTATTTTTTAACAGTCTGCTTGTTTCTTTCGCCTTGTTTTTTTAAAGCTTTGTTTGAAATTCTATTTACTCTTGCTTGACCTAGTTTATCTTCCATATTTTTGAGAATTTCTTCTAACCCTGTCACTTCGCTCATGACGTTATCCCTAGAACAATCTTGATAAAACGGTTATCTTCAAAATCTGGTGAAACATCTACGATTTCCCATTCTTTGCCCACTGGTAAAGCTCTATAGTCGTCAATAACAACTTTATGTTTGTTGCTAGGGATATAGTCTTGGTGTGGATCACGGATTTTAATTGTCAGCCCCTCTTTAGTTCCTTTTGCGTTCAATATTTCCATGTCTTTCATTGATGGATTGTAAGCTAAAGAAAAGCATTCATATAGCTTTTCGTTTTTTTCTTCTCCTGGCTCTGGTCCATCATTTGGAACAAATCTCCAAAATTCTACACGTGTTTTCAAACTACCACTATTAATTTTAGGCTTTTTATAATTAGGGTGTATCATCGTTGAACACCTCCGCATATTTTAAAGACTGCGCTAATATATCTGGCTGAAAATTTGTTTCGAAAAACTCTAATGAATCGTTATAGGCATATCGGCTGCGCTCAAATACAAGTTCTATGAAGGTTAAATCACTTTCTGGTTTAACTGGATTGATCAAAGAATCAAGGCGCAAAAAAGAAGCGGCTAAAATTTCCGTTAACGATTCATCTTCCGACGTTCCAAAAATTTTCATCCGCTTCTTAAATTTTTCTAGGTTCAGATTGGCTAACTCTAATGCTTGTTCATTAGTCATTGAATCCCTCCCCTGTTATTTCAGATTTACAACAGCCCCGTCTGTTGTTGGCGTGACTTTTTCAATCACGGGGATTGCTACTTCCCCGTCTCTGGGTCTCCATTAATTGATAATGTCCATACAGCTGCAACTTTGTTGTCTTGTGCTTTACCAAACGCAAATTGTTTTGCAGTGAATAAACGACAATCTTCTAAAGCTAATGTTTGATCGTATTCTTTGATCACTAATGCTCCTGCAGCAAATGCATCGTAACGACCACTAACAAAAGTGGTAACTTTTCCAGATTTTTGGAAATCAGATTCCACAATCCGCAATCCAAACGGTAATTTCGTAACCCAGTCTCCCATTGCATTACGAGAAGTAAACTCTGTTTCAATATCCAAAGCTTCATCTGGGCTCGCAACAATAACTACTTTACCAGCGACAGAAATACGTTTGCCATTTTCTTTAACAGAATGGTATTTACGCATTTCTTTTAATTCTTTAATCGCTGTTTTTTCATCGGCAAAAGTTAAAGTTCCTGCTGCTTCTTTCTCTGGATAAGTAGTCACACCGTTTGAAGTAGCTCCCTTTGCTAAGTCACGAGTTAAACCAATAGGCTTATCGTTTCCATCGCCATTTAGGAAAGCATCTTCGAAGCCAACAGCAAATGCCTCTTTAATTTGAGTAGTTACATAACGTTTAATCCAAACAGGACCATATTCTAATAGATCGTTTGGTAATACAACAAATGCTGTTGCTTTGCTTTGTTTTGCATCGTCTTCGCTGAAGGTTGCATCTAACTGACCTTTAATTTCGCCGAAAATTTTACCCCAAACAATGGCACCTTTTGGATCAGATTTTAAGATTTTCAATCGTAACCCTGTATATTTTAATCCTAATTCTTTTAATAATGGACGTTCTCTTGTTAAATCATTAAAAATTTCATCCACTGTTGTTTCAGGAAGTAGTTCTTCATCTTTCCAGCCTGTTTCAGTGACTGCATTAAAGAATTTCACTTCTTGAGGTGTAATATCTTTATCCATTTTTGAAGCATTGATAAATTCTTCTGCTTCCACACGAGCTTCTTTTTTTGCTTCTGCTACCATGTCTTCTGCTAAAGCATTCATAGATGCTTCGTATAATTCATTTTGTTTTTCCTGTGGATCGCCATTTTTTACAGATTCAATAAAAGCTTTACGCTTTTCTTGATAATTGACCATTCCTTTTAAATTGATTGTCATATTTAAATTCCTCCTAAAAATGTGTATTAAAATAAGAACCTAGCAAACGGCGATTCGTTCGTGAGTTCTTTGGGTTCGATAGTTTGTTCAATTGTAATTTCGTTTTGCTTCACTTCTACGATTGCTTCAGCAATCATTTCTTTTAATTCTTTTTTATTGACCATTACTACTGGTTCGTTCTGCTGATTTTTTAGTTTTTTCACTTCATTGATAATGTCTTTTGAAATAAGACCACTTCCACCATCAGCAACTAATAATGGGCGTTCGGTATTTTCGAACATGATTTCATCCGCAAAACCATTTTCAACAGCTTCTTCTGCGGTTAACCATGTTTCTTTATCCATCAACGCTAAAATTTCTTCTTTGGCCTTACCTGTTTTTGAAACATACGCATTAGCTAAAGATTTATTAGCTTTCTGTAAAATTTCGCTTGCTTTGTCCATTGTATGATAATCGCCGCCAGCCCCCATTGCGACATTGTGAATCATAATTTGACCAACTGGGCTAATAGCAACTTTGTTACCAGCCATCGCAATGATACTTGCAGCACTTCCAGCCATCACAATGTTCACTTTCACATGCCCCTCATAGGAACGCAAAGCTGTATAAATTTCATTCCCCATGTCCACTAGCCCACCATTAGAGTTGATAGTCACTTCAACATCTTCATTGTTTGCAGGTAACAAATCTAAAACATCGTTCGGGGATGTTGATTCCATGTCAAACAATTCATAGAACCATTTATCGTCATTAGAAATGATTGGTCCGTTAACTTTGATTTTCACTGTCATCTTTATCTTCACCCCCTTTCAATTTTTCATAGTTTTTAGTAATATGATGCTCATTCATAAATGCTTCCTCTGATTCTTCATACTCAAAATCAATTAACACTTGGTTAGGCGTGAATACTCCAGAAGCAATTAATTTATCAATTTGTACAGCTTGTTCATACGGATCACGTTTAAGAACATTCATGATTATCACTCGTACACCTTGTTGGTACTCATATTTTTCCAAAACTTTATTATTAAGTTCTGATTGTAGTTTGTCCTTCAATTGAGTAATACAAAGTTTTTGATAGGCTTTTAGATTAAATTCTAGATCGGCCATTTCTCCATGTACTAATGCAGAAGGAACACCAATGGCACGACAAACATCATTGATTAATGACTTTTTCATTTGATCCAATTCTTCCAAAGATTGATTAGACGAGCCCGTTTTATTTGTGTACTCTTCGTATTTAAAACCTTTCAGTTGTGGAACTATTGCTACCGAGTTATTTCTAAAAGATTTGTATATCTTATTAACGAATGCCTGTATTTTTTCTTGATCGGTTCTTCCGTTTCCGTCCTTTTTATCTCCATAACTACCTGTTTGATCAATGGAAACACCTGCTCGAATTTGATTATTTCGCATAGAAACTTCTAAGATACGACCGAAAAGTTCACCATAATCATTGAATAGACCATCGGTGAACTTATCTAATTTTTCATTGTTATATTGAAGGTAAATAACCTCAGACATTTTAAAGTTTCTCTGATAGGTGTAGTTTTTCATAGTTACTTCCGAAAACGTATCTTCGTAGAGTGCATATTCATTTCTATAAAAATCATCTGCAATCAATAACTGATTATCATCGGAAACAATTACTAACACTTCGTTATTTTTTAAAAGTGTATAAAAGAACTTTTGCCAAAAATCGTTTGCTGACATGTCTTTATTGGGGCGTACGTTTAGTAGATAGTCCCATTCTTCTTTCGTGGCACCTCTTATTTGTACCTGCATTGTTGACATGGTCCTAGCGACAAAATTTAAAACAGAATCTAAAGCCCAGCGCTTTAAGTATGCTCTAGTAGATACGTCGTTTATAAACTCAAAATCCAACATTTCTTGAATAGCTTTGTTTTTAGCTGACGTACCTTTTAACAAGTCAAATAAACTCACTCATTCACCCCCTTTCCGTCGACATCTAGTACTATTTATTTTATTTTTCCTAAAAAATGACGACCCGATTTATTTTCTTTTTTTGCTGGCACATCCCATTTATAGCCGTTATGAGTAACGAATGTCTTTTTGAAATATGCAATATTGTTTCCATAAGCTGATTTCGTTGCCCTAACAATATTTAGGTATTGTGGTTTATACATAACTATCACCTCTTAAAAGTCTAATTCTTCTAATATATCGAATGCATCTTCAAAATTATAATCTGTGAGTTCATCTGCTAAATACATACCGCATACAAATGCTTTAAATCCATCTGTTTTCCTTCTAACTTCTTCTTTTTTTAAGTACGTCTTATTTCCATCATTGTTTGTCTTTACTAATACATTATTCGTGTACCACCGCATTAACGGATTTTCTCCAAAAATGATGTGTCTATTAGCAAACGCCGTTTCTATTCTCGGTGCAAGCAAACTATCGACTGCTCTAGGATTTTTTATCACAACCACTTCAAATCCCGCAGCTATTAGTAACGGTCTCAATACATCCATTCTGAAATTATCGGCAACAATTTTTGTAACTCCGTATTTATATCGTTGTTCAACAAACCAATCGACCACTGTTTGTGGCTCAATTGTAGCTCCATCAACTACAGATAATAATCCTCTGTTTTCCCATTCTTTTATCGGTGCGAATCGCTCTTTTGTTTGTTCTGATGCTTTCCTAGAGTATCCGTAATATATGTCTGCAAATTGCTTTCTAACAAATGAATGTGTTTTAAAAACATAGTCATCCTTATCTTTAAATAAAAGACCACATGCGGCAAAATCTCGCAAGCTAGCAAAGTCCAAACATCCAATTGCTTGTCTACCTTCTAAATTTGGTAAAGGACGATTGGTGTCCATTATTTCTTCGTAACTAGCCACTGATCTTTCTAAATCTGTAACTGGTAAATTCATTCTTTTAGTCATAAATTCTTCTCTATTTGACGGATCGTCCTCTAAGTCTTCGTATTCTTCAAAAATAGTTTCTAAAAGGCTCTCGGCATACTCTGATAAAGGTTGATGAAACATCGGATTTGCTAATTCCCAGTTTTCTGATTCTGTCACTTGGTCTTCTGAATCTAATTTGCAAATAAAAGGGAAAATAGCATTAGGTCGACTAGAACCGTTTAACACTCTTTTGGCTTTTTCTTTAAGAGAATCTAAAAATCCCTCTCGAACATATCCATCTGTTCCTACATAAAATTCTCTAGGATTCGGCTTTTTTCCTAATCCAGAAATATGCACTTTTACATCTTTGTTCGAAGGGTATTGGTGAATTTCGTCGAAAGCCACCGCTCCATCTCTTAAACCATCTTTAGTATCGCCATTCGACGTTCTAAATCTTATATAGCTACCAGTTTTTTTAGAGGTTATAACTGTTTTCCCATACTCGAAAGCTTTTTGAAGTGTTTTATTTCGTTTGATTGTATTGTAAATTTCTTCGAAAGAAGTTTTTGCTTGATCTTCTGAATTCGCAACAATCGAAATATTGTAATCTAGAATTCCATGTAATTCAGTTTGTAAAAAATTAAGAACGACAGAAAGAAGACCATTTTTACCGCCACCACGGCCAAACATCCATAGAAATTTACGATAAAAATTTCTGTTATTCTTTTTAAAATACAAAAAGACGAAAGCAATCAAAAATTTTTGAAATGGCTGTAATTCAAAAAACCATTTTTCACCATAATTGATGCAATCGTCTATCATTTTGTCATTAAAATATATATCATCTCTTGAAAGTATATCTCTTTCTAGATATTCTATTAGTTCAATTCTTTCTTTATTAAGTTTTATTTCACCTTTTTTATATTGTTGTATATAGTAATCGACATGTTTTTGCTTAATCATACTAAGTCACTCTCGCTATAATTATCATCGTCAACGCTAGTCACTATTTTTGTTGATTCATCTAAATTAAGGTCTTTTCCTAAAGCAATCAATGCACGTGAAATTTTAACTTTTTCGGCGATTGCTGGATTGATTTTTAAGTATTTCTGCGCTCCGTTTTCAAACTCTACAATCGTTCCATACTTAGAAATAGACGAATTCATTTTTTTATAAAGCTTTACTAAATCAAGGTATCTCTCGACTTTTTCAACTTCTAGTTGATCGTTTTCGTCAATTTGACTCATCAACTGTTTTTTCAAATCTGCCATTTTCAATAGCAATCACCCCCCTATAAAAAAAATTAACGTATATTTTTAGACAGTTGACCCCATCCACCGGTTCCCTAGATTGGGATTTGACCCCCAAATAATTTGACCGGGGGTATGTTAGTCCCCACTTTCATTTGTTATTCGGTCATGTTTTGGGATTTGGTTTCCACGAAGTCGATCGACAATGAGATGTAATCGTACGTTACCTGTTCTCTGTCTGGTGCTGGATGAGTTTCATTGTAGTCCCCACCCATTATGATCACATGACCATCATCAACTCGTTGCTTAAATGAATTCAACTTATCAATTGTATCTTGAATCCAAGCGCTGGCATCGTGGCTGGATTCATTTATATTTCGAATTGCTGATCCTTCTTTTATAAATGTTCTTTCATCATTACTCATTGATTAAACACCCTTCCGTTATTAAGATCGATCGACAAGACTTTGTTTCTAGGATCATCTTTTGTCATATAAACAAATGTGATTACATTTGTTCCTGGCATATCACTGTCAGTAACATAATGTGCAGTCATAGATGCAACCCCAACCTCTTGGCCTTTGATGTAAAGTTTAGGAACTTTCCCGTTTAAATAGAAGCTTACATCTTCTTTGGTTAATGGTTTATTCGAATCCAAGATATCCTGTCGCTTTTGTTTCCAAACATTACCTTCGAAAAACTGCTTGCCATAATCCATGTAGTCTTCATCACCTTGTTCTTTGTAAGGATGAGCATGAATACCTGCTACATATCCAATAAAAGAACTCCTTAAACTTTCACTAGTAGTTTGTTTAATTTGATTAAATGCCTTCTCCCATCCCTCATGTAACTTCGAAGAAAAGTTAACAGTTACATTACCGCCTTCAACAAATTGCTTTGTGAAGTTTTCGTATACAACATCTTGGGTTCTGTACTTTGGTAATGCTGCTTTGAGACCTAGCCCATCAGCCGCCCATTTATCAACCAGGAGTTTCTTACCTCCGATCCCATCAGCATCAGAAGTCGTTACTACTGCCGTAGGATATAGTTCCTTTATTTTAATCATTAATGACTTCATACTAGGAGCAACAACAATCGTGTATCTTCCATCTTCCACATAATCTTTCAAACATTTCTTTACCACCATTCATCATCCCATTTCTTTTTTCTTTTCGATTCTCTATAGTTAAATCTACCGTGCCGTTTATTATGACAGTCCTTGCACAATGTTCTTAGGTTGTCTATATTCAAGGCATACTGTGGGTAATGTTCTAACTCTTTAATGTGATCCACTTCAAGAATAGAATCATACTGGGTTGTTAACTTACCTTCTTGTTTGCACCACTGGCATTCGTAATGATCACGCTCTAAACACTGCTGCCTTAATCTTCTCCACTCTGATGAGCCATAGAACTTTGCTCGTGCTTGTTTGGATGATACATCAATCATTGTTGGCAATATTAGAAAGGTAAGTGTTAACCAACGCACGTTGTATTTGCAGCACACCTTCAATACCTAGCGACTTAACATCAAGTTTCAATCGTTCGTTTAAGAACTGTGCATTGTGATCTCTTCAAGTGTTTCCTTCTGAACGTAATAAAGTAATGCTGATGTCTCATCCATCTTCAGCCCATATACTGAAATGATTTCAATAAACAATTCTGCAAGCGCATCTATATCTTTCTCTTCACGAACCTTCTTCATGATTTCTAAGAACTGTGCTTGCTGCTTTTTAATCTGTTCTTTTTTACTCATAGATGTAACAACCTCCTTATAAAATTATGTAAAAAGGACTGCATATAAATGCAGCCCTCGTGAAAGGTAGTAGCGCCAATTTGTTTGTCCGAACATTCATTGACGATCTATATT